ACTTCGACGCGAGCAAGAATTTCTATAAGATTCTTTTCCGTCCTGGGTATTCTATCCAGACTAGAGAATTAACACAAATACAATCTATTCTACAGAATCAGGTTGAAAGTTTTGGTAAGTATGCTTTCAAACAAGGAGACTTAGTTGTCCCTGGAGAGGTTGGACTTAACACCAAACTAGATTACGTAAAACTATCTTCTGTATCAGAAGTCGCTGTATCAGATGGCGATGATATCGTTTATAAAAAATATGATATTAGTCAGCTTATTGGATTACAAATCCGAGGTTTGAGTTCTGGGGTAATTGCTACTGTTCTAGAAACAAAGTTAGCAACAGATTCTACTGCTGATACAGTATATGTAAATTATCTAAGTAGCGGAAATTCTAATTTAGATGATACATTTCGTCAAGGAGAAACACTCGAAGTAGTAGATGGAGTTAATAGTCCATTACTAGTTGTTGGAACTGATGGAAGTGTTCTTCCAACTAGTATCCAAATTACAAATCCAGATACGGATGAAGTTACTCCACTAGAAAGTCCTGCTATGGGATATGCTTCTGCTGTAAAAGTAGAAGAAGGTATATATTTCGTAAATGGATATTTTGTTAGAAACGAAAAACAACTTTTAGTAATAGACGACTATTATAATAATCCATCCGCAAAAGTTGGATTTACTATCGTTGAAGAAGTTGTTACTCCAGAAGAAGATGCATCTCTATATGATAATTCTATTGGATCTGCAAACTATTCTGCTCCTGGCGCACACAGACTTAAAATTAGTTTAACAATTAAGAAATTTAAACTATCTGAAGCGACAGATAAGAATTTTATTCAACTAATCACAGTATACAAAGGATTAGTACAGAAAAAAGTATCTCCTACAAACTACAGTTTAATTGAGCAAACTCTTGCTAGAAGAACTTTTGACGAAAGTGGTGATTATGTTGTAAATAATTTCTCTGTGGACATCAGAGAATATGCACAAAAAGATAAAAATGGTGGTGTTTATAAAGTTGATGAGTTTGATCTATATAACGGATTAAGTGAGTCTGAAGCAAGTAGAAAAATGCTTGCTGGTATTGGACCAGGTAAAGCATATATCAGAGGATATGAAATTGTCAACAAAGAGACAAAATTTTTAGAAATTAGCAAAGCAAGAGAATCTCTTTCAAGTGATAATGTTATACTGAAAACTAAAGGACTTCCCACTTTCAATATTACTAACACGTATGGAAGTGTCCCATTAAATAAAGAAGGTGGAGATCTCACCGCATATCCATATATCAATTTATTCGCTACTTATAATGATGGATCTATTGGTCTTAATGGATCAGAAAAATCTACAGACCATAGACAAACTTTAAATAAAAGAGGAACCACATTAACAAGTAATGATGGTATTAAAACAGTTACTATTAATGTAACGAACACAACCACTACATTGGCATCAATTACAGATGGTACGTTTGCTAATTTGGCAGATTTGTATTTTATCAAAACTAGAGATGATGCTGGCAATGCTCTTACAACAGGAACATTAAAATCGTTATCTTTTGCTAAAGTAAACAAACCATTACTCAACGCTAATGATTCTGTTTTATTCCTAGAATTAACAGTAGTTGGAGAGAAAGAAGATATTGAATTATTGATGCTGGAATACGATCCAGGCGATACTAACTATGAAAGAAATCTATTTTTATCAGAAGCAGATGCTGCGACTGATAGTAATGAATTGGGATATATTATAGACTACAGTGAAACTATCACACCTTTAGTTGGTAGAGCAAAACCAAGCAACTATTTCTTAAAGAATAGAGGTCTTGGATTCAATTCAGACTCTGACATTATTTTATCTAAAGGAAGATTGGCAGGAGGCGGTGATACATACAATGCTATTTTTGGTCTTTCTTATTTTGACCCCGAATTTTATACAAAATTACTACTGCAAACTGTTCCACAAAATAATAGTTTTGGAATTGGTAAGTATGTTGTTGGATTGACTAGTGGTGCTTATGGAGTTGTTGAAGGAGCACCTTCTGGAACATATTCTATTGGCAGTATTCTATTTGTAAAAACTCTTTCTGGTAAATTTACTTCCGGAGAATCTATTAGAGATGAAGACGGAGTTACAAATAAAATTGCTAAAGATAACACAATTTCTAAATTTATTGTAGCTAATCGTGGACTTGGATATGCTGATGGTTCTACTATTATCGTTAATGGCGTAGAATATGATGCTGCAGCAGCAGAGTTGATGCGTTTGACAAACGGTTCGTTCTACACAATTCAAATTAATAATAAGTCTGCTTTATCTACAGAGTATTCTCAACCACCATCGGTATCTATTAAACAACCAGATGGATCTGCTAATCCTAGCATTAGTGCTGTCATTTTACCTGTACTAACTAGAAATTCTGTAACGACTTACACACCACAAAATGTAAAATCTGTAGCAGCACAATATGGATCTGGTAATGCTAATATTTTTACTGCAGATTTAGTCACAGATGATCAATCGTATGCTGAAATTAAATCAGTCACTGATTTTACTTTCTTTGGTTCTAAAGGTTATAATTTTATAGAATCTACTAGTTTTAGTGCTGATGCCAGTATTTTGCTACAGCAAGGAGATGTTATTCAGTTTTCAGATGAAAGCAATACACTAGTTCGTGCTGTCGTACAATATGCTACTCAAAGACAAGGATCTTCTAAGTCTAGAGTATACATGGATACTGTTCTTCCTGGTAATGTAACCAATACTAGTATTGTTAGATTACGTCCAAGAGTAGAAAATGCTAACTTAGGAACTTTACTATTCCCAACAGGAAGCAATCAAATTAAAAAAGTTTCTAGTACACCCGAAGAAACAAATATCAAGTATTTTTTCCGTAGAGATTTCGTAACTACAGCGTCTACGTCTGGTGGTACAATCACTTTTGCTGCTCAACTACCATTTGGCACACAAAGGTTTGCCACTTTTACTGAAGAAAATTATATCATTACTGTATTAGATCCAGGTGATGCTCCAAATATTAGTAAAGGTGATATCATTTACGTTGATGTAGATTCTGTGGACATTAGTTCTGCTACTGATACAGCAAGTGGACTAACATCTGGTAGTATTAGTCTTAATTTACCAACATCATACTTTGGAACTATTCCAGTAAATGGTACATTCCCCAAGTTAAAACTATCCGCAACATTAGAAGTTTCAAATGCCAAACCTAGATTAAAAACTTCTATTGAAAACAGAAGAATTGTTGTCACTTCTTCAGGAGATCGTGTAATTCCATTTAGAGGAACTAATTACGATAGTGATGTTGTTGAAACTATTTCGTATTCGGATGCTTATAAACTGAAATATGTCTATGAGGGTAGCGCAACACAACCACCAACCGTTGATACTTCAGGACAGTTAATTTCCGGAATAGATGTAACAGATAGATTTACGTTTGATAATGGACAAAGAGATACCGTATATGATGTTTCTCGTATTGTATTAAAACCTGGAAAAGAACAAACTACAGGTCAACTTGTAATTGCTTTTGATTACTTTGAACAGTCTCAGGGAGACTTCTGTACAATTGATAGTTATATTCATGAAGCAGGTGTAACCGAAGACCTTATTCCTTCATTCAATTCTTCTGTATATGGAATTGTAAATTTAAAAAATTTATTAGACTTTAGACCTAAGGTTGATTCTGCATCAACTATCGCTGGTTTCCAAGATCAATCTTCATTGGCAGATAGTGTAGGTAAGTTTGCTGGAGTGGGATCTGTAATTGCTGCTACCCCAGCACCAGATCTTGGACTAGAGTACACAATCTCCTTTAGTCAAGTACAATATCTTGATAGAATTGATGGAGTTTTCTTAAATAAAAATGGAAACTTTATTGTTAAGGAAGGAAACTCTTCATTAAATCCAACTAAACCAGATCCTATTGATGATGCGATTGCTTTATTCTATGCCTATATTCCTGCGTTTACTCAAACCAGCAAAGATGTAAGAATTACATCAGTCGATAATCGCCGTTATACAATGCGTGATATCGGCAAACTAGAGAAGCGTATTGAGCGTCTTGAATATTATACTACACTCAGCATTTTAGAGCAACAAGCTTTAAACATGCAGGTCAAAGACGAAATTGGTTTGGATAGATTCAAATCAGGTTTCTTAGTTGATAATTTTGAATCTCATAGATCTGGAAATCTAGTATCTCTTGATTACCAATGTGCGGTTGATTCTCAGCAATCAGTTTTACGTCCACAATCTAAGGAAGATTCTTTATTCTTAGAAGAACTTAATACTAGAGAAGATCAAAGATTTGTTTCTGGATATAAAAAATCTGGCAACATTATTACTCTTCCCTATACTAGTTTGAATCTATTAGGTAATAGTTTTGCTTCAAAAACACTAAATCCAAATCCATTTGTTGTTCTACAATATGTTGGCGATGCTTCAATATCACCAAGTATTGATCAGTGGTATGATCAATCAATAGAACCTCTTGTAGTAGATACAAATACGGATCTATACAAGATTTTTCTTGCTAAGCAAGATGTAAGAGAAAGTTTTTCCAGTTTATACAATTCTTTTGTTATAAACTGGGTTGGATCTTCTCCATCATTCACATCTATAAATTCTCTAGGACAGATCAATTCCTTGGAATCTCAGTCTTCTGTAAGTAAGGCTTCTGTTTCAAGTTCTTCAAACATCAGTCCACAAAATAATGATGTTGCTAAAGGAGTACAATCTTCTATCGTCAGAGGCAATTCTGTATCCACCTCACTACAATTCTTTGCTAGAAGTCAACCCGTCAAGTTTGTAATTAGCAGACTAAAACCGAATACTAATATTTCAGTATTCTTGGAAGGTAGAGATATCAGTCGTTGGGTAAATCCTGATCTTAGATTTACTGGTATTGCTGGTAATTCATTATCAGCTTTTAACGGCAATATAACTACAGATAACGATGGTAATGCTAGTGGACTAATCTTATTACCTGCAGGTTTTGCTCCTAGACAAAATGCTACATGGGGTGGCGATGTTGATACTGTTGATTATGATACAGAATCTGAAGAAGTAAGAATTACATCTGGAGTTAAGACTTTCAGGTTTACTTCAAGCGATAGCGATGCTGATAAACTAACGGTATCTACTTACGCAGAAGTCAAATACTATGCTACTGGCATTTTACCAGAAAATCCTGTTAGTATTATCTCAACTAAACCATCTTTCTTTAAAGCAAATGAGGGTGTTCAATTTGTTGATAGTAATACAGACAATCCTGTAAGACCAAATCCACTTGCTCAAACATTTAAAGTTGAAAACTATGATGGTGGAGTATTTACTACTGGCATTGACCTTTACTTTAACAAAAAGAGTAATAAGGTTCCTGTCAAAGTATACTTAACCAATGTAGACTCAGACAAACCAGGCAAAAATATTATTCCTGGAACAGAAAAAATCCTATCCCCATTTACGTATATCAAATTCTCGGCAAATGGAAATGTTTATATTACCAAAGGCGAAAACGTAACGGGAACTACTTCTGCCGCAAGTGGTCCAATTGAAAAGGTTATTGATAAAAATGGTGTTGATTTAGTTCCATCTTCTTCTGGTAGATTTTTGTTAACAAATGAGCAAGTATATACACTTGTTCTGAGTAATCATAATGGTCGTTCGTTTAATCAAAACGAACAACTTTCAGTTCCATCAGTAACTCTCAGAAACAATACACAGGGAGAATTTGGAGTTCTAACTGTTGCGAAAGATAGTGGTAAAGTTTCAAATATTAGAATTACATCTACGGGACAAAATTATACCAACGCAATTCTAACCATTGAAAGTCCACAACTCCCTGGTGGATCTGTTGCTACTGCTAGTGTGGAAGTGTCTGATGGCAAACTTTATAATACAGAAATTAGTTTGAATGGATTTGGATATACCGAACCTCCATCGGTCGTCATCAAAGGCATCGGTAATGGCGCTGGAGGAGCGATAATTGAGACTGAGATAGAGATTGATAGTCCAGCTGTTAGGATGGGTGTAGCAGTGGATCAGACCGGTCTCACAGATTCCACTGTTCCAACACATTTTGAATTTGAACATCCTGTATATCTACAGAATGACACAGAGTACGCTATGGCAATTGAAACAGATTCAACTGACTATGAAATTTGGGTATCTAGACTTGGAGAAGTTGATGTTTCTACAAGCACTGTTGTTACGACGCAACCTTCTCTTGGTTCAGTATACAGATCACAAAATGTAGACAATTGGACAGAAGATAATTTTGAGGATGTCAAGTTTACTCTATACAGAGCAGAATTTAATATCACCAAAACTGCAGAGTTGGTATTAACAAATGAATCTTTAGGATATGAGTTATTATCTAAGAATCCATTTAATACTAATGCCACAGCTAATACAAACGCGACTTCAAACCTATTCAGAAACAATAATAATATTATTCAAGTATCACATAGAGATAATGGATTTGAAACTTCCGGATCTTCTTATGTTTTCTTCAAAGGTGCAGTTGAAACTGGTGGTGTAACTTCGGATGTTTTAAATAGTAAGTTATTCCAAATTACAAATAGTGGAATTGATACTTACAATATTGTATCAACTATTGCTGCTTCTGGAAATATTGAAGGTGGTGGTGAAGCAGTATATGCTACTTACAATAGAAAATATGAAATTTTATATCCACAAATTCAATACTTATCATTTACTGGAACTAAACTAAGTTCTTCTATCAAAACAACAAATGTTGTTCCTGTAGATTCAACAACTAATAATTACACATCGTACTCACAAACAGATTATGAAAAGACATTTTTAAATGAACCACATTATTTTACGAATCAAAAATTTATTGCTTCTGACATTAATGAGACATTAAACAATGTTACTTCATTAATGTATAAGTTGTCTCTTTCATCTACTGTTTCATATCTTTCTCCTGTAGTTGATCTTTCCACAGCAAGTGTCAAAACTATATCAAATAGAATTGAATCTGCTACTGGACAAGAAGACAGATACGGAAGAAGAGATCAAATCATTAAATTCTACCCAATCTATAAGTTTAATATAGGAAATACCAGCGGTAGTCAAATTCAAGATAACCAAGCTATTGAAGGATATACTTCAAAAGCAGTTGGTACTATTGCCAAAGTTGATGGTTCTACAGTTTATGTGAGACTTAAAACAAGTCAATTCTTCAAAAGGGGAGAAAGAGTTACACTAGGAAATCAAACAACGTTAGTCGAAACTGTTAATGGTGTAGTTGTTCCAGCTGCTACTATTGATACTAATCCAATTGAAGTATTCATTGATATTCCTGACGCAGCAACTATGGTTGCCAGAAATCCGTCTAATATTTTAGAATCATATGATAACATTATTACAGGAACTGCGGTTATATGGAATAATAAAACTCAAGAATTAGAAGTCAGAAATGATACACAACCATTGATAGATGACTTCACTGGAAGGATCATTGATAATACAGTGTTTAATAGAAATTCTGTTGTAATTGATCAACTTTCTGATATCTTTAGAGTAGGAGACTTCCTCAAGTATCCAAATCAAATAGATAGTGAAGCAAGATTCTTAGAAATCAAAACTATTACTTATGCCAACGGAATAGAATATGTTTCCGATAACACGTCTAAGAATAGTTCTACTGTAGCAAAATATGTTACAAAAGAAGTCGTAATTAATAATCCCGCGACTGCTGTTGATGTTCACATAACATTAAATTCTAAAGATATTAATGACGTTCAAGTTCTTTACAAGTTTAAAAAATCTTCAAGTCAAGAAAACTTTGAAGACATTAACTGGATATACTTCAATGAAAATGGAAAACCAAATTCTCTAGAGATTGCTACTCCAGAAAATACAATTTCTTCTATTGTAGAGAAACAATCTTCATATCAAGACATTACTTATAGTGTGTCTGATCTCCCAGAGTTTTCATCTTTTGCTATCAAAATTGTTATGAAAGGAGTTGATCCGGCATTTGTTCCTAAGATTCAAGATATTAGAGCAGTAGCAGCATTTTAATTTCCGCGTATGGGTTATATTAAAGTTAAAGGGCATGACGGTCTTGTCAGAGATGAGACCTCAGGTGCCATAGTCAATCACAACGATTCTGCTATCCAAGCAAGACGCAAGCAGCGACAGCTGAATTCCGCGTTGGACGACATAAATATCTTGAAGGATGAAGTCTCTGAAATCAAATCCCTACTTAGAGAGTTAATAAAAAATGCCAGCAATTAATGTCGCTAGAACTGATACTTTTGAAAAACAAAGGTTAAAAATTAACGAAATTGGTTCTCAAATTTTTAACGTTACTGCTGGTGGCAGTGATCTTGCTACGGGCAATTTAAAACTAGGGAATGGATCAAGAATTGCTCCGTCATTATCTTTTACGAATGATGCTCAAGTTGGTATTTACAGACCTTCTGGTGGAACTCTTGGTCTTGTAGGAGGAGCAAAAAATATTATTGATTTCTCAAACGAAGATATTTTTTCTTATAGGAATATTTCGTTTAGAAAAAAAGTTTTATCAGATGCAAATTTAACTTTAACAAGTTCAGGATTAAACTACGATTTTGGAACTTATAATAATATTTCTGTTGTTGGAGGATCTGGTGATCTTGGAACATTAGATATTGAAGTAGTGGCATATTCTGGCACTATAACAAATACTGGACAAAATTATAATCCTGGATCATTTTCAAATGTTAGTCTTGCTGGTGGAAATGGAACTAATGCTACTGTAGATTTTACTGTAGATGCTATTGATGGTTCTATTACAAGTAATGGTTCTCAGTATGCTCCTGGACAGTATCAGAATGTCAATCTCCAAAATGGTACTGGATCATCCGCTACAGCTAATATTACTATTACTGGCGAAGAAACAATTTCAGGTTCGATATCTAATGCTGGATCTCTATATGCAAATAACATCTACAATGGAGTTGCGATAAGAAATGATGCTACTGCTGTTTATGTTTTATCTTCTGTAGCAAATCCTGGTTCACCTCCGCCAAATAATGTATATCAGATTAATGGTATTACTCAGCAAGCATTAACTTTAATAAAAGGAAATACATATAGATTTGATATTTCAGATTCAAGTTTATCAACTCACCCATTACAATTTTTAACTGCTGGTGGTGCAGCATTAGATTTTCAAAGTTATGTTGTAAATAAAGTTGGAACAGAAGGTACTGCAGAATCATTTATTGATTTAATTATTTCTCCAAACGCTCCATCAGAAGCACTTAAATACGATTGTCAGAATCATCCAAATATGGGTGCTACTATGACAGTAGGAACCGGATCTGCTGGAGTTTCTGGTAGTGGAATGACTGCCAATTTTGAAGTTGTTGGTGGTGCTATACAAAATTTTGCTATTGCATCTCAAGGAAATGGATATAAAGTAAACGATTCCTTGACTGTTGCTGCATTTGATCTTGGAGGAACTGGTTCAGGATTCCTCTATAATATTAATTCAATTACATATACAGGAACTGTAACCGATGTAAGTATTATATCTTCTGGACAAAATTATGTTTTGGGTGATGTATTAACAGCAAACGATTCTGATCTAGGAAATGGTGGTGGATCTGGATTTGAATATACAGTAAATACTTCTCCAGGAATTATTAAAGATTTAACCTTTGTTGATAGAGGAACGAATTATCAAACCAATGATGTATTAACATTACAAACAGGATTATCTGGAATTACTGGGGACTTTATAGTTCCTATTACAGGAGTTTCTGCAACAACAGATGGTTCAACAACTGTTACTGTTGCATCTACTGTTGGTATTTACAGTGGAATGGTTATCACTGTTAGTGCTGGTCCAGGTGATTTGGCACCAAACACAACCGTAGATACAATTTTAAACTCAACATCATTTACAGTTTCGCAAAATTCTGTTGCTAGTGGATCTTTAACTTTAGATTTTGCAACATCTGGAAGTTCGGATGAAGTTATAGTTTCCTCCATAGCAGGAATTTCTGTGGGTGATATTCCTACAGTATCATCTGGTGTTGGTGTTTTACCAGCAAATACAACAATTACTAATATCAATGAACTAGGTTCTTCAATTACATTATCAAATACACCCACTTCGGGTGGACCAGTAACATTAACTATTAGTCCAGCATATGGTGTTGGCACAACCCCATTTGCTTATCAAATTTTGAATTTGGGAGCAGTATCAACAGTAAGTGTCAATAATCCTGGTAATGGTTACAACCAGGGCGATCTTCTCTCTGTATCACCAACAGATTTAATTCAACCAACTACTTATTCAGTAAAATCTCCCACAGTTCAAACACTCACATTTTCAGGAAGTGTATCTACCTCATTATTAAGTGTTGGTGATATATTAGATTACGATGACGGAACTTTTGTTTCTTCTTTTGAGATTATCAATATCACAGCATCTGGACCAAATATTTCTGATGTTACTGTAATTGGCGAAACTTTACAACCATCAAATATTCTTGTTAAGCAAGGAACTTCATCTCCACAACTAACAATTAATACTGTATCAAATGGATTTAGATTTTTAATTGATACCGGTGGTGGTTTTACTTTAACTCCAGATTTGACATTGTATGTTGGTAATACATACGCTTTTGATTTAAGTGATTCAACAAATTCTAGTCATTCATTTGCATTCTCTAAATTTAGAGATGGTATTCATTCACCAAGCAAAATAGAAAATATTTCGACTTCTCTAGTCTCTGGTTCTAGAGTAATAACAGTTGCTTCCACAACTGGCATTTTAGCTGGTATGGAGTTAGAGAAAATTTCAGGAGACGGGGAATTTTTAATAGGAACTGTTGTTGAAAGTGTGGATTCTGGAACGCAAATTACTCTATCACAAAATCCAACATCTGCTGGTGCAATTATACTTACATTTGCAGGAACAGAATATACAGACGGAGTTGTCAGAACATCAAATTTATTAACACTCAAAATTACCGAAGGCACTCCATCTCCCCTATATTATTTTTGCAATAATTCTGGTGCTACTCATACTAATATGGGTGGAGAAGATAATACGGAAGCAGAGATAACTATAGATCCAAACAATCCAAAAACTTTTGGATCTGGATTTCAACTATCTGTAGATAATAGTTCATCTACAGATACAGTAAAAATTGATATCTTATCTGGAATAATTAATACTAATGACATTGTTAGTAGTACTGGAACTATTCAAACAATAAACTCTACAACATTAACCACAAATACTGCCGGAGTTGACACATTAACTGTCTCCAATATTGCATCTGCATCATCTTTAAATGTTACTGCAGTAACAGAATTTAGTCAAAATGTTCTAGTTGGAAGCAATCTTGAAATTACTGCTACTAATGGTAATATTACTACCAACGGAACATTAAGATCCAATGCTAGTGTTAATGTTAGTGGGAAACTCGCTATCAATAACAGCACAATTTCTTCAATTGGAACTAATGATCTGATTTTATCTCCAGCTGGAGGAAAATTAGTCAAAGTAGACACAACAACTTCACTACTTATTCCAGTTGGTACTAGTTTAGAAAGACCAACGTTTACTACGGGTGAAGGAGATGGTGCAATTCGTTTCAACACCGTAAGTGGTCAGTATGAAGGATATAATGCTACAACACAATCATGGTCATCACTTGGTGGGGTTCGTGATATTGATGGCAACACTTATATTCTAGCAGAACTTACTGCAGGATCAAATGATAATATTTTATATTTTTATAATGATAACAATAATACACTACAATTAACTACAAATCAATTACGTTTTGAAAGTGTAAAAGAACTTGCATCACCTAGATTAGGAATTCCAGCATATACAGAATGGACGGCAAATACTCCAGTAACAACTGGTCAGTATCTTAAATATAGAAATAATTTATATGAAGTAACATCTGATGGCAGCACAGGAACATCTGGTAGCGAACCTATACATGTTTCTGGCACTCAAAATAATGGAACGGCACAGTTAAATTGGAGTCAAATTGCAGTTTCTCCAATTATCTTTAATGAAGCAGAAGAAGTTAGAGTTGGTCCTAACAAAGACTGTCCGCTAATTGTTAACTCTGAAATTAAAATTAGTTCTAATGAAATTTCTTCTCTCGTTGAAAATTTAGTTTTTAAACCAAATTCAGGAAAACAAACTATTGTTGATTCCAATACTCACTTCAGAATTCCTGCAGGTGATAATAATGCAAAAAATCTTGCGCCAGCTGGTCCTGGTTCTATTAGATTTAATACAGAAATTTTACAATTTGAAGGATATAGTGGTAATAACTGGTCTTCTCTTGGTGGTGTAAGAGATGTTGATGGGAATACGTATATTATTCCTGAAACTGCTCCTGCAGCAAACGAAAATATTTTATATTTTTATAATAATAATGTAAACACTTTACAACTTTCTGTAAGTTCGTTAGATTTTACTAATATTGACACTATTACTACTGGAGGAAATAGTTTAGAACTTAGTGCGGAAATTGTAACGTTAAATGCTGGTGATACTACTGTTGACAACACTAGTGCTGACCGTACATTTATTAGTAGCACAAAACAATATCTTGATTTTGGTCTGTCTTCTGGATTAAATGTAGATCCTATTTTGAGACTGGATGATCAAGGTGATGTTTTCTTAAACACAACTTTTGGAAGTGGATCTTTTAACGGTGTTAAAGTTCTTGACGGAGCACTAAAAGAATTTGAACTAGCAGATTATAAAATTAGCACAGCAACATTTGCGTTAATTAAAGGTGGATCTGAATCTTCTTCTGTTATTTTATATCCAAGTGGAAGTAGTAAAGGATGTAAAATAACAGTAGTTTCTAAATCTGCATCTGGTAAAAGATCTATGACAGAGTATTCAGTTATAGATAATGGCACAGACATCTTCCATAATGAATATGCGTCTTTGAATACTTCTGCTGATCAGTATACATCTGTTTTTGATCTTACTGCTGCAACAGAACCCAGAATAACTTTATCTTTGTCAGATGATCATGACACTGGTGATATTGTTAACTTCACCGTACTAATACAGGAAATTAAGTAAAATGACAATAAATCTAAAAGAATTTGAATCTCTTGGAGGATTCTCTATTGGTGATGTTTCTATTGTTGATAAAGATAAAAATGCAAAAGATTTTAATACTCTAGAAATTAAAAATTCTTTTCATCCAGATAGTAATGTAGTTAGATATATTCTAAGAGGTCTTAATACTTCTACGCTTGAGTTGGATAATGTTGGAACTAACATCACACTTTCAAATAATACAATGAACTTTATTACGGGGCATTATATTGCTGTAAATCCATCTGGAGTTGTGTATTCGGGAAAATTGGAAAGTTCTGTTTATACTGCAGGTGATGGCGCTACCACAGTTCTTTCTAGTATGGAGACAGTTATTAAACAGGATGTTCCCGTTTCAGAATCTTGGACTATTGAACCTTTTACCGCAACCAATCGTTTTAGTTATTCGACTATAAGATCAGGAACAGTGCAAACAATTAAATGGGCAGTATCTACCGAGGTTGTAAGTATTACCTGGGCTTAGTGCTAAATATATTATAGGAAAAAAGTCAAGGATACGACAGCGCCATGAGTTTTCATATTAATTCCGATAAAGAAAAAATTAGGGGCGTAAACCCTAAACTCATCGGTGATAATGAAGCTACAATTAGGGTAGGCACTGGGGCAAATGAACAGGAAATCATGCGCCTACAGAAAGATCCTGTTAGTGGTCTTCCCCGTGTAGGTATCAATAGAACAGGTCAAAGAGTCAATAATATTGATATAGATCAAGGTGGATCTGGATACAATCAAGTTCCATTGGTTGTTATTGATCCACCAGCAGATGGTGGAACTCAAGCTCAAGCATCTGCTTCTGTTTTTAACGGCAGGGTTGTTTCTGTTTCGGTTAATGATCCTGGTACTGGATATACATCTGTACCTAATGTTTCATTTACGGGAGGAAATGGTTCTGGTGCTGCAGCAACTGCTTTTCTTGATACTGTTGAGTTTGAACTTGACATCAATGGTGCTATCAGAACATCAACATCTATCATTTCTGATACAGCAAGAATTTTAAATCTGGATATTGAGAACTTTGTTACTCCAGATTTGAACATGAGGGCACCGAACCTCAAAACATTTATGAATGGCACTGGGACGCCATGGGCTGCAAATGTTATTGTACAGAAAGATCAATACCGATATTCTGTTTCTAATGTTTATCAAGCAACGAATACAGGAACTACTGGATCACTATCTCCAGAACACAAAGATGGCATTGAAGCAAATGGAACTGTAAACTTTAAGCATATTGGTTTTAGGGTAAGCACTCCAACAGAATTTCAGTATTTAGAAACAGGTGAAGCAGGAGCATTCCCTCGTTCTATCACTCCTCTACTTGGTGATAGATCAGATAAGATTGCTACTACAGAATACGTCCTCAACCTAGCAACCAATGACGTTGGTGGTCGTGTTTATGTTTCACAGCAAATTGGTTCCGACTTAAATGACGGTCGTTCTGCTGTAAACCCTGTCCGTAGTATTAAAAAAGCAGCACAGATTGCATGGTCCACCCCTGGTGTTAAGGAAACACTGATTGTTTCTGGTGGAGACTATGTAGAAGACAATCCTATCTCACTGCCACCTGATTGCTCTGTTGTTGGTGATAACCTTCGTTTGGTAATTATCAGACCTGGTAATGTTGGTAAACATATCTTTAAATTTGGTGATAAAAACTATGTCACTGGTGTAACATATAGAGATAAAGTTGACTCTAACGGTGATCCCACTGGAACGTGGGACTTTGCTATGGTCTTTGATGACAAGCAAAGAATCATTATTGATAACGAAGTCAATGGAGACTTTGGTGTTGAGTTTCCAATTGGACATCAGGTTTTTGGACCAGATAGATTTCGTATTTCTTTCCAAAATAACACAGGACTAGCATTACTACAATCAGGAGTTCAACTCCTAGGTTTGAACACTGGTGCTAGAGCAGATAGTTCTGGTGTATCGTTTACTGCAACAACCGGATCAAATGCATTTATTTCCGGCACAATTGATGTAGAATTAAAATCTGGTTCTTTTATTGAAGGAGACCAGTATAGTTATATTACATCAGCTGCAGTTGGCGGCGCATTCTCTCAAACAATTAGTGGCACTTCGGGAGAAAATACTCTAAGGTTTACTACAGATCCATCAACAGATCTTCCAGTAAACAACGTTGTTTTCTTGGACGATACCGACAACTCATCATTCACTTCAGGTTTTTATCAAGTTTCGGTTGTTAACAATGGTAATGCACCCACGTATTGGGATGTTACTTTTGTTCCTATTTTAGGTGCAGTGGGATGGGACAGCACTTTATCTGATACAACAATCACGGTTAGTTCTGCAACACCAACAACAAATACTATTGATAGCACAAACCTTAAGTCAATTAGAGCTGAAGGTGAAGTTGTTTCTTATGATGAAGATATTATATCAACTCTGCCAATCACTAGATTAGATTTCTCTCTACAGGGAGATCCTAGTATTGCTACTGGTGGTTTCCAATCGGATATTTATGGAGACGCAGAAGATATTGGCGGTGTTGTTGTTTATACTAGTGCTCTTGTAGGTAGAACTAACTTCCACGAATTTAAAGAAGGTCAAGAAATTATTCTTGAAAACCTCCCAACTTCTGGACCAGACTTATCGTTCTTAAATGGAAAGCAAAGAATTTACAAAGTCCTAGAAGATGCTGATGGTCGCGCACGACGTTTTGTTATTCCAAAAAAAGTCCCCTCTTTAACAACTGCAAATTTCTCCCCAAGTGAATTTGCTGTAGTAAAATCATATTCTAAGTCGGTCACACTTTCATTACTAAACTCACCAAATAAATTTGCTGTAGCAACTCCTGCTGAAAGAAGATATCAGGATGCTTGTCAGTTAATTAGAAATAATAGAGACTACATCGCAGAAGAAGTAGTTGGTATTATTAACGATCAATTTAAATCAGATTACTATTCTGTATACAATTTGGATACAGGTAATAATACATTTGACATTTATCTAGGTCCACTAGATCATGCAAACACATATGTCAGTGGTGGTACTGTAACATTTGGAGGAACTTCTTATGCTATTAGCGATTTTGTATACGACACTGCAGTAACTGGTGTAGCTACTATTACAACAACTGCAGTTGCCATTGCTGCATTGTCTGAAGATGACACTGTTCAGTTAGCAGATATTTTAATCTCTTGCACTGCCGGTGAGAAAATTTATCCCTCATATAGTTCACCAACAAATGTAAATAATGGGTCTAACGGTGATGAGCAATGTAAGCAAGACGTTGTTCATTTCCTAAATGCTCTTGTAAGAGACCTTGAGTTTGGATCTAATCACAACATTATCGAAGCTGCTTCTAAGTATATTATTGATGGAAAGATTGCTTTTATTGAAGACGAAATTATTCAAAATGTTCGTGCAATTGAATATGCTAGAGAGTTAGCAATTTATGCAATGTGTAATTGGAGGATCAAGAACAGAACTGTTTCGGATCCTTTATACGTCACAAAGTATGCTACATCAGTAAGGTATACAGATCCCACTATTGTTAATACAACAGCAGGAACTCCTGCTTGTGATGATGTAAGATCTGCTATTGATACACTAGCATACCTTTGGGCTGATGTTATTACTAATGATGCATCTGGAACATATCTTGATGCTGCTTATCTAATTGCTAAAAATGCTGATTTGATTGCAGACCAAGCACTTATCGATACTGAGATAACATATCCAACTTTAGGTCTTTCAAATATTCGCCAGAGAAAATGTCTTAGAGATATTAGACTTGTAATTGAAGGTCTTGTAAGAGATTTAGTTCTTGGAGGAAACCATGGTATTGTTTCTGCTGCAGAATCGTATTTCAGTGGTACTGTCCTTTCTGGAATTCCAGAAGCACAGTTAGAGGAAACTAGGTATGCATTTCAGCAAGTAAAAGATCTTGCTATTGCGGCAATGCGTAACTGGACGGATGGAGATGTTTTAGCTACGACACCATCTACTGCTACGTATGCTCCAAACACTGGAGTATTCACAGTAACATTCCCAAATCCAGCAACACCTCCAGTAGCAAATCAAGACAGAATTGCTTTTGCTGAAGGAGCAATTACATTCAGTTGCGCCCATGATGGTGGTGGTAATGATGCAAGTCCATATAGAACAGACGCAAATTTCGGACAAAGTTTCTTAATTACCAATGTTTCAAACAATGGTGGAAATACTATTGTTACTGCCAACGTTGGTGTAGGTGGAAGCAATACGGACTCACACACGTTTGCAGGTGCATTAGCAAATGGAACTAAAATTATCTATACTCCATTTGCAACAACTTCACTTATTCCAAAATTTGAAGATTGGAGTATTCTAGAAGATAGTGCAAACCCATCATGTGCTGCTATTGCTTCTGCTATCACAACAGCACTAGCAACTTTTGATAGTATTTTAGAGTATGCTTCTGATCCTGTTAATGGCGCATCTCCTGGATCTATTGCACAAACCTTTGGAACTTTATATGAAACTAATAGTCTTCTAACTTATCCTAGTAGTTTTGTTAACGACTTCGGTAGTAATAAAATGGCAGTTCGTGGTGTATATGATGATTTGCCAATTATCGAAGCATCTCCGTATACACAGAATGCTTCTGTCATCTCCTTTAGAGGTGGCGGTGGTGCAGAAATTGATGGTGATAAGGTTAAGCAACCTAACTGCCCCTTCCCTGGTCTAGAACCAGACGGAACAGCATCGTTCCCTAATCAGGGTAAGTCGATGGTTGCTGCGGCATTCACGATTGTTTCCTTTGGTGGCACAGGATATAAAGTTATCAATGATGGTTATACCCAGTTAGTTTCTGTCTTCGTTATCTTCTGCCAAGATGGTGTTCTTTGCGAGACTGGTGGTTATGCTTCTATCACCAACTCTGCTACTAACTTCGGAACCTTTGCTTTAAGAGGAACAGGTTTCCGTAAAGACCCATATGAATTTGACGCTGGCACAGTTAATGTTGTTTCTCAAACACCAACTGGTAGAACTATTCTTACTGTTGGTAATATCGGAAGAGAACCGCTAGAACATTATATTGTTAAAATTGATGGATATACAAATGCAGATCCAGATAAAGAATTCTTTATCGAATCTGTAAGTGCAGTTACTGTCGGACCTCCTTTTACAGCAACACTTACACTTGATGATGGTGTTGGCAATGGACTATCTCTCATTCGCGAATCTGATGGAGCAACTGTTTCTGGTTTAACAGCACTACAGCAAGCATTGACACCATCAGGAGCATCAAATGCTGTTATTAGATTACACAGACCATCTATTGTTAACTCTTCTTCTCACACTTGGGAATTTGCAGGTTCAGGAACTAACTACTTAGCTCTTCCCGAAAACGGTGGAACTAAAGTTGAGGCAAATGAGCAAGTATCTCAAAACTATGGTCGTGTATATGTCTCAGGTACTGATGAACTAGGAGACTTTAAGGTTGGAACATTTGCGAGAATTGAAAACAGAACTGGTAATATCACCTTTACTGGCACGGTTACCATCTCAGAAGTTGAATTCTTGAAACTGAAAGGTGGCGACGTTGTTGTTACCGGATTCGATAACTCGAATACTCTTGGTGGTGCTAATGCCACTGACTCTAAACTACCTACACAGAAAGCAGTTAAAGATTATATCACAAATAACCTTGGACCTTTCATCAACAAACCATATTCTACGAACGCTGTTCCTAGAGCACTGGTTGAACTTACAGATTCTGGTAAGATCTCTCTCGATCAAATCCCAGCATTAAGACCATTTAGTATTTTTACTGTCGTAAATGAAACAGAAAGACTTTCTATCGACGGAGCACTTGCTGGAGATATTGCTATTCAAGATAATAGTGATGTTGTAGATGGATCACCACAATCGTTCATTTTGAATAATGATTTAACAAGTCTGTTCCTTGGATTTGCTGTTGATGCATCACTAGCATTTACTATCGGTGATGTATTTACTGGTTCTCCATCTACAGGTAGGATTCAATCTACTGAGTATAGGGAAGGTGTATTATATAAAATCAATATTACAGACGGTGGTTCTGGATATACTGTTGCTCCAACGGTAACAATTTCTGGCGGTAATCCATCAGCAGGTTCTGTTGCTGCTACAGCAACTTGTACTATTGCTAATGGCGAAGTTGTTACTATTACTGTCACAGAAAATGCAAGTTATGTTGGTGGATTGGGATACACTACACAACCAGTAATTACTATTGCGGCACCTCCGGGAGCTGGCACACAAGCAACTGCTACTGCACTAACTGAAAGTAGATTGTATGGTAATATTGTTAATCAGATCAAGATGCTTGATACTGATACATTTGATGATAGCAGCAGTCCTGCAAATACAATTAATATTCTCAGGGTTGTCAATACATCATCATCACTTATTAGCAACTGGGTATCACTAAGTAGTGAAGCAGTTGGTGTTGGATCTCTTACTGGTCCTGGTGTTATTTCTACAACTTTATTGGGTTCAGAAGCGGCAAACTCTTTCTCTTTCTTAAGAGGAGACCAGAGATATGCAAAAACCGTTCAATCTTTAAAAGGAGCAGAAACAAGATACTTTGCAAGATTATTTGCACAGGCATCTCTAGGTTCAAGTTCGTTTATTTTCCAAGGACTATCTGGAGTTCTCAAAGGAAATACAATTTCTGATAACGTGGCTGGAGTAGTAGCAGATACTACTGTAAATGGTGTTACTGTAGTTGGTGGTTTAACAACAGTTTCTTTCAATAATCCCATTGATGCCACTATTGCAGCAGGAACTGTTATTGAATTTGGTCGTGGTGCTTCCCCACTTGTTTTTGATTCTACAAATACTGGAGGAGAATTTATTGATTCTGTTGTAATTGCAAATCCAGGAACTGGATTTACTGATGGTCAATACTTTGATGTTCCATTGGATGCACCTGCGGGAATCAATGGCAATGATCTGCGAGTAAATATTATTGTTGGTGAGAACGGACAATCAGGTGAAGTCACAACAGTCACTGTAACAAATGCCGGTAGTGGATACACCCAAGATTTCCAAATTACTCCAAACCCATCAATAATTGGTTCAGGTTCTAATTTAGTTTTACTTGCAAAAGTAGCTACAACACAAAAACAATTTGCTAATATCGCATTAGATATCCAGAGAGTTTCCGATCTAACAATTTCACAGGATCTCTTTGGTACTATTGGTGTTGCTAGATTTAAGAAGTCTCAGTTTAATATTGGTGATGAAGGGAACGGATCTGTTTCTATTAAACAAGGTCCCGATAGCGGATTAGACGCTGACTTATTAGATGGTCAGCAAGGTAATTTTTACTTAGACGGTCAATATTTTGTTGACAGAAGTATTACACCGGACAAACTTAAAGACGATACTTATGGCATTAGTATTAGTGGTAGATCTACCAGCACACTTCGTGTTGATACTGGCATCAGCAACCCTAATGCAAATCCCATCCCAAGTGGTGCTGTCCAAGGTTTAACATTGCAGACTTTGTTTAATAGTTCTGACGGTCTATTAGCAGCATATCCAAGTGTAGATACTGGAAACCAGAACTCTGCCAAACATTTATTGATGACTCTTCGTAATGGAGAAACTGGTGGGGACGCTACCTTTGGTGGCGTAAGACAACTTGCATTTGCCAATGACGATAGAATCTATTTCCGTGGGTCAGGTGATGGAGTATCAAATTATAATTCTTGGTTTGAAGTTTGGACTTCAGGAAACCAGGGTATTAGTTCTGGAATGGATTCAGACAAACTTGATAACAAAGAAGGTATCTGGTATCAAGATGGTTGGAACATTAAAGAGAATACAATTTTTGAAACTAGACTTCCAACATGGAGAAGTTCTACCAAATTTAGGGATAAGATTGAAGTTGCTTCTTATGCGGGAACAGATACTTTCTACAGAATTTTCGTAAGACAAAACCTTGATGTTGATCCAGGTGGAGATTTTGAAACTACTAAGACAATTGACCTTTACAATATTAATAAGTTAAGTGTTGGTGATTTTACAATTACAGCAACAGGACAAAATGTTGACTTAGTTGATTCTTCTAATACTTATACAATGCTTACCGGAAGACTTGCTTCTGGTGGTAATATTGAATCTGCAGTTTATCTTGGATATGCTGGAGATGAAAGAGAGTTTGAACAATATGAAATTTTTGATGATAACACAGTTCAATATGCAGAATTAGGTAATGATTCTGGAACTGGTTATGTAAGACTTGGTAGATACGATGGTCTTGCGGCAACTCAACCATACATCTATTTTAACTCTTCTCAAGCACAAGCAGTAGATAATAATGGAGATCCTACTTATAACTCTGCTATTATCGCTGATGGTGGTGATGCAAACGAAGGATCTGGTAGTCTTGAATTTAAGGTTTTTGACGAAAATGAACTTAAAGTTAACAACAATATTATTTGGAACGCAGGTAATGTTGCATTTAATTCTAGTAATGTAGCTTCAACAGCATCACTCAAGTCTGCTGTGATGAGAGATACCTCTGGTAATTTTACTGCCGGAACAATTACCGCTGGTATTATTGGTGCTGCTTCTCTCAACGTATTGAAAACTGGTGATACCATGACTGGATCACTCAGTATTACTGGTGCCAGCAATGGATTAACTATTCAAACTGGAAATATTGCAATCAATGGCGGAGCAGGAACTGGAACTACTGGAAATTTAACAGTTAGCGGAAATCTTTTAGTTGATGAAGGAGCTCTATATGTAAATAAAACAAATAATAGAGTAAGTGTTAGAGCATATGATGATCCTCAAAATCCAGGAACACCATTTGAACCAGATCCTACATCTGGATTAAATGTTTATTCACAAGCAGGAAGTCTCGATATTCAGACCAACACTGATCTGTTACAAGTTGGTATTTACCAGCAGCAAATTTGGAACTATGTTAATACTGGTGAAACTGGTTTACTACTTACTCATGGTGCAACTGTAACTACACAGGCACAGTGGGGTATTTCTTGCCATAGAACTACTGACAATTCTGGTGAACTTATCTTTAGAACAAGAACAGCATCAGCAGAAAATGCCGATAAATTGGTAATTGATAATACTGGCAATTTAATTCCTGGTGCTGATAGTGCTCAAGATTTCGGAACTAGTTCCAAGAGATGGCAAAATTCTTATGCAGATATAGGAGTTTTTACAGACAGTGTAAGAATTTCTGATGGTGCTGCAAACAAAGAAGCAGATATTCATTTCAGAGGTGGTGGAACTGGTGCTTCAGGCGGTAAAAATTTCCGTATTGGTTCTAATATTGGCGGTGGTGTTGATACTTGGAGCGTATATGCATCAGAAACAAATGGTGATGATGACTGGAAGAGTTTAGCAACTACTCCTTTACCTCCTGCACTTTCAATCCAAGGAACCAACAATAGAGTTGCAATTAACACAACTTTATTCTCAGGAACAGATAATACTGATCCAGAGAACCCAGAGAATCGTGATTACATCTTAAACATCAATGGAGATGTAAATCTAGATGGACAACTGTTCCAAAATAATGCCGAGTTCGTCACTTCTAGATGGACAGAAGCAGATTCAAATATCGTCAATGCCAACATCAAAGATATCTATAGGTTATCTGCTGTAGGTATTAACAATGCATCTCCTCAATATGCTTTAGACATTGATGGCGATCAAAACATAACTGGAAAACTATATATCAATGGTGTAGCACAATGGTTAGATGCTGGTGGAATTATTCGTTCTGCTGCAAATAACGTTGACGAGAATGTTGCAATTCCAGCCGGACAAACTGCGGTTAGTTTCGGAAGAATAGAACTAAATACAACTAGGACCATTACGATTGGTTCTGGGGCAGTTTGGAAAATCGTTTAATTTTAACACATGGCACGTTTTTATTCTTCTAGATTTCAATCCGAACGAATTAATTGTTCGGATGCATTACAAGTACCTATTCTAGATAGTAACCCATTAGATGGGGAAAATGCTGAGATGATGTATATTGATGGACAAATGAAATATTATTATAATGGTGAATGGAATAATATAAAAGTAAAACGAAGGGATGGTTCTAGTGCAGCAGCAGCTGCTCTTAGTTCTACTGAATTAAAAAATACATTAGGAGGTTCTGCTAGTAATGGTACGTATTGGTATCAAATGGTTGATGGAACTACCCAACAATTGTGGACAGATTTTACTACTTACGCTCCATATTCTTTTGTTATGGTGTCTAGATTAAATAATACATCTTATGATCAACGTTTAACAACTGCGGTAAATGCTTCAGACTTAGCAATTGTTCCTAACGATACGGCTGCTACTCAAATATCCAAACTATCAGACATTAATATTGGAGGAATCCAAACAGGTGGAACAATACGATGGGTGATTGCTGGATCAAAAGCAACATTTTATAGAATGGAAGCAAGTCCAAAATGGACTTCTGATTTTGGTACTAGTGGATGTTGTTCTTGTAGTTTCTTTAATGGATATGATGCATATGCTACACCATCATCTGCACCAAATTGGCAAACGGGCTCAATTCACAAAGGTGGTTGTGGCGGAGGTCAAGATAGTAGTGGAGCTTGGTTGACTTTATCTGGGATCCATATTGATGATAGTAGATATTATGGAGGTTATGCTGGATCTTCTAGCACTATGGGCAATACCCCATCTCCATATCTATGTGGTGGCGGCACTAATTGGAATATTAATGGTTGGGTGTTAATGTCATGGTGATAAATATTAATAAGGTATTTTAAAAAAATGGGAATTTTAAACGTTGGTATTGGGGAAGCAGCAGAATCTATTATCCTTCCTCAAATTACAACTGCTCAAAGGAACGCTCTTCCTCCAGAAACAGGGCAAATTATTTTTAATACCGATGATTTTGAAGTGCAGTTCTACAATGGAACTGAATGGAAAAATGGCGGATCTGCTCCGTTTGAAGCTACTGGCGGTGTTATCAATGACATAGGTGGATATAGAGTTCACTTATTTGAAAATGACGGTGCTTTTACTGTAACTGCTGGTGCAAGAAATTGTGAGTTTCTTGTCGTTGCCGGTGGCGGCGGTGGCGGAGGATGGGGCGGCGGCGGTGGCGCTGGTGGATACCGTTCTTCAGTTGTAGGAGAAACTTCTGGTGGTGGAATTGCACCTGAAGGAACTTTATCTGCTGTAGAAGGATCATACACTGTTAAAGTTGGTGCAGGGGGAGCAAGAGGTAGTACTGGATATACTGGTGGTGGTGCTGGTCAAGATTCTTATATAATTGGTCCTGGTGGAACTAATATTACATCAAAAGGTGGTGCTGGTGGAGGTTGGTGGCAAGGTAATGTTCCTCCAATTGGTGGATCTGGTGGCGGTGGATCAGGTTCTGGTGCTGGTAGTGCTGGAACATCAGGACAAGGTAGTGCTGGTGGATCTGGACAAGGTAGTCAAAGTAGTCCATATCTAGGACACGGAGGTGGCGGTGGCGCTGGTCAAGTCGGTCAAGTCGGTTCTGGTGTTACTGGTGGTAATGGCGGCAACGGAATAACTTCTTCTATAACTGGGTCAGCTGTAGTTCGTTCTGGTGGTGGTGGAGGTCATTCTCCAGGTCTAGGTAATAGCGCACTATCTTCTGGTGGTTCTGGCGGCGGCGGTGGTGGTGGAAACTACTACAATGCAGCTCCAGCACAAAATGGAAACTCCAACACAGGTGGCGGAGGCGGCGGAAATTATGGAGACGGTTCCAGACTTTGTGGTGAAGGCGGATCTGGTATTGTTGCTATAAGATATCCAATCTAAATATTACATAGAATAATCAAAACAATGTCTAAAATTATTGTAGATCAATTAAATGCAACTGAAGCATTTAAAGTTCCAACATACACTGAAGCACAGAGAGATGCTTTGGTAGATGTGTTGGAAGGATTTTTAATTCATAATTCTACAGCAGAACAATTAGAAATTTATTATTCTGGTGATTGGAGAAATTTGGGAAATAAAACAGCAGCTGGAGGTGGAAGTATAGAAGCCATAGGTGGAACTGTTTCTACATCAGGTGCTTATAAGGTTCATACTTTTGAGAGTGATGGAATTTTTACAGTAAATTCTGGAACAACAGAAATTGAATACTTAGTTATCGCTGGTGGCGGCGGTGGCGGAGGATGGGGCGGCGGCGGTGGCGCTGGCGGTTATCGCTGTTCTGTAGTTGGAGAGCAGTCTGGTGGTCAAACACCAGCAGAAAATAAAGTAGAAGTTACTGAAGGTGCTTATTCTGTCAAAGTTGGCAGTGGAGGAGCAAGAGGTACTACTGGATATACTGGTGGTGGTTCTGGCGAAGACTCGGAAATTGCAGGTCCTGGTGTTTCAATTACAGCAAAAGGTGGTGCTGGTGGCGGTTGGTGGCAAGGTAATGTTCCTCCAATTGGTGGATCTGGTGGCGGTGGATCAGGTTCTGGATCAGGTTCTGCTGGTGTTGCCGGACAAGGTAATGCTGGCGGAAATGGACAAGGTGCTCAAAGTGGTCCATACTTAGGACATGGTGGAGGAGGAGGTTCTTCATCGGGTGGTAAAGTAGGTTCTGGTGTTACTGGTGGTAATGGCGGCAACGGAACTGCTTCATTAATTACAGGACAATCTATCATCAGAGCAGGTGGTGGTGGAGGTCATTCTCCAGGTTTGGGCAATTCGGCATTATCTTCTGGTGGCACTGGAGGCGGTGGTGGTGGTGGAAACTACTACAATGCAGCTCAAGCAGAAAATGGCAGTGATGGTAAAGGTGGCGGAGGCGGTGGAAATTATGGAGACGGTTCTAGACTTTGTGGTGAAGGCGGATCTGGTCTTGTAGTTATACGATACCCCGCTTAATAAATATAAAAAACTGATTATATATTAAAATCTCATGGCACATTTTGCTCGTTTAGATGAAAATAATGTAGTTATTGCAGTACACAGAGTGTCTAATGTTGACTGCTGTGATGAAACTGGATTTGAAAAAGAACATGTTGGTATTGCTTTCCTGAGAAAATTATGGGGTGCCCAAAGCAAATGGGTAAAAACTTCATATAATTCAAAAATTAGAAAAAATTATGCTTATGTTGGCGGAACATATGATGCAAAAAGAGATGCATTTATTGGACCAAAACCTTTTGATTCTTGGATTTTAGATGAAAATTTATGTATGTGGATAGCACCAAAACCACACCCAGAACCAGAAACGCTTGGAAGTATCAATCCATTCAAATACATTTGGGACGAAAGTGTAATGGATTGGATTTCGGGAAAAGATGAAGATACAGTTGATCGTTGTATGAGACAAGTAAAGAAAGTAGTTATTGAAGATCCAACAGAAGGAGATAAAGCAATGCGTGAGGTTGGAAGATTTGGAGAATTTGTAGAAAAAGATAATTAATATGAAATTTCCTACATTATGTGTTGATGATTTTTACAAAAACCCAAAACAAATAAGAGACTATGCTTTGTCTCTAAACTATAATAAAGATCTTGGAATATTTCCTGGTGAAAGAACAAAATATTTACATGAAATAAATCCAGGATTATTTGAACAATTTTGTCATAAATTATTTTCTTTATTTTTTAATTTTTCTGCAGAAAATTGTAATTGGAAAGTAGAAACAAGATTTCAAAAAACTTATCAAATATCGGATGATCCTACCAGCGTATTAAATCGTGGGTGGGATCATCTAGATAGCAATGTGGTTGCTGCTGGTTTAATTTACTTAAACAAAAAATCTACGTTAGATAGTGGAACTACTATAAGCAAATTAAAAACAGAAAAAGAAACATTTGATTATTCTAAAAGAGACAAAATGTATCAATCTCGTGATGTAAATTTAGAGGAATATAAAAAATCTATTGAGTTGCATAAAACATATTTTGAAGACACTATAGAATTTAAGAATGTTTTCAATAGAATGGTATGCTATGATAGTTCACAGTGGCATAGAGAAACTAGTTTGTTTTACGAACACGAACCTAGACTTACACAGGTATTTTTTATTCATAATGTAGAATCAAATACTTTTCCCATTGAACGTTGTATGTCTTATGAGTTATGATTTTAGATATTCCATCTGTCCCAATTGGTGTTTACGAAAATAACAATCAAGAAGAACATAGTTACTTCATCAATAAAATTGAGTACGAAGCACTCACAGAATGGGGACAAAGAAGTTGCAATAAATTTGTTCTAGATAAAACAAATTTAAAAATTTGGATTGAGTCTAAAATTCAGGACTATGCTAAATTATGTTTGGCAACTAATCAAAAATTATCGATAACACAAAGTTGGACATTAAAAAACGAAAACAGAGCATCCAAACTTTTTAAACATACGCATCCAAATTCAATTATTAGTGGAGCATATTATTTAAAATGCAGTGATCGATCATCACACTTAAAAATAGAAGCACAAAATTGTTTTACTCCAGAAAGAATTACATGGGATAAAGACCAAAGTTTGTTTAAAGATCAACCATGGTTGTGGCAGTATTTTTCTTACCCTCCTAAGATTGGAAGACTTTATCTTTTTCCTTCAAACTTAACTCACTATGTTGATCCAGAAATAGATAATGACACCCGATGTGTTTTATCCTTTAATACATGGTTTAATGATCCAATTGGAAATGTAGAGAGTTTAACATTTCTAGGCATTTAATATCGATACTAAATAAACATATACACAATTACATGTGATAACCATGGATCCTACACAACTTAAGTCCAATTTTGAAGAGCAGATTGCTACAACCGAAAAGCAAATTGCGGAACTAGAAGAAAACCTAACCAAGGCAAGAGAGTATAAGATTAAACTCCAAGGTGGTCTTGAAACTCTAGGTCTTCTAGAAGACAAACCTGAGGAAGCAGCAGAAGCAGCACCCACAGAAGTAGTAGAATAACTCTCAGATCCCTTCTTCCTAAATAGGTAAGAAGGGATTTTTGTGTGTAATGGCGTCTCCAAATTCAAGAGCTGATCTTATCACATATTGTAAGAGGCAACTTGGTGAGCCTGTATTACAAGTCAACATTGATGACGAACAAGTAAATAATGTTATTGATGACACGTATCAGTTCTTCCAAGAGAACTGCTACAACGGCATGGAAAGATGTTTCATGAGGCATGAAATTACTGCCGATGACATAACTCGTTTCAATGGCAAATCAACAACATCATCTGGAACAACAAATTGGGAAGAGTCTACTAACTATATTCCTGTTCCAGATCATGTAGTTGGTGTCAGTAAAGTTTTTGGTTTAGTCAGCAACTCAATTAGATCCAATCTCTTTGGTGTTGAGTATCAGATGTTCCTGAATGATCTATATGCATTTGGGTCTCTTGATATTGTCAACTACTTTATGAACAAACAGTATCTAGAAACTCTAGATATGATTCTGAATAATGGTTCGTTCCAACAGTTCAGATATACACAGCGTCGTGATCGTTTATATCTTGACATCAATAAAGCATTCCTCAAAGAAGATACCTATCTGGTAATTGAGGCACATAGGATGATTGATCCTACAGATGCTACAGAGATGAATAATGATATGTTTGTCAAGAAATATGCCACTGCTCTTATGAAGAGACAGTGGGGTCAAAACTTGATTAAATATAACAACGTTCAACTACCTGGCGGTATCACGCTTAATGGTAGAGAATTATATACAGACGCACTAGGCGAGATTGAGAAGATCGAAAGCGAAGTTCTCAGTAAGTACGCCATTCC